GCAGCGGTCACGTCATCGAGCGTCGGGTGTAGCTCGTCCATCAGCCGTTCGGCTTCTTCGTAGTCCAGGTTGGCGAGCTGCTGCTGGTAGGCGGCCTCGGCGATGGCTTCGGCCACCTCCAGTTCCGCGTCGGCGTAACCCTCAATGGCCGGCGTCACTTCGTCCTCAACAATCTTGGCCTGTTCTTCAAACACGTTGGTGAGCTTGCCAATATCGACGAACGGGATCTTGTTAGCCACGTCGATCAGCGTGTTGATAAAATCGACAAACTTGCCAGCCAGCCAGCGCACAGCATCACCGAGCGCGTCCATGACAATCTTGCCGGCTTCTAGCACCTTGGTGACGACGCCGAACTTCTTTTCAAGCACAAACAGCACGCCGACAAGCGTCAGGATAATCATGGCGATACGCACCGCCGGGTTTGCTTCCATCGTCTTGTTGAACAGGAACTGGGCGGCTGTAGCGATGCCGGTGGCGGCTGCTTTGACTTTCAGCGCGGCGTTGTACGCAATCACGATGGTCGACAGCGCGCCGATGGCTGCACCTGCAGCAATAAACAGTTCGGTGTTCTCTGCGACAAACGTGGCCACGTCCTCGAGGATTGGCAGCAGTTTCTCCAGAATGGGCAGCAACGCCATGCCGATGGATTCCTGAGCGTTCTGAATCTGAATCTGCATTAGCTCAAAACGCCCGGCAACTGTTTCGGTGTTGCGTGCTGCTGCGCCGCCAAATGTTTCGGCGAGTTGGCCCATGACTTCGTCGGCGTCGGCGCCTGAGCCGATCATGTCGGTGAGGGAGCGGTCTAGTTCTTTGAGTGGGCCGACTTCGCCTTGGATCGCTTCCTGCAGCGCCTCGGTGACTGATTCAAGGTCGCGCCCGGTGCCAGCAGCCACATCGAGCGCGAGCGTCATCAGTTCTTGTGCTTCGGTGACGCTGCCGGTGGCGCGCACAAGATTGGCAAACGCCGGCCGTAGTTCGGTGTCGGACACCGCGGCAGCCATCTCTGTTTTGGCGATGTAGTCCTCAACAGCTGCGACCTGTTCGGCGGTGGCGCCTGTGGTCACCTCAAGCTGGCGTGCCAGTTCGTCCTGCTGTTTTTGATCCTCAATCGCTGCCTTGGTGGCAACGGTCGCTGCAGCTGCGAGGCCGGCAATGGCCGCGGTGGCTGGCACCAACGCTTTCTGCATGGCGAAACTGACCTTCTGGCCAGTTGTTTCCAGTTTCTTGAAGTCCTCCATGGCACGCTTGATGCCTTTGGAATCCCAGTCAGAAACAATGGGGATGTTGACGCCTGCTTTAGCCATCAGTAGAGCTTCCTGTTCGTCGTTTTGATGACATTATCAACAGCGGTTTGGACGGCTTCCCGTACCTCGTCACGATGTCGAGCGATGGCCGGCCACAGCGTGCGTCGTGCTTTGGGTTGCCATTTGGCGCCGTCGCGTTCGCCTTTGCGAAGCTGCTCGATGAACACGCGCCCAGCGTTGTCGTACACCGGCGACTGGTTTCGGCCTTTGGTGCCGTCGCGGAAGCCAGCCAGTTCAAAGATTGCGCCGGCCGGGTCGGTCTGACGTACCGTCAACAGGTCAATGGTGTTTTTGTCGCGTTGCGCGCTGCCCCGGTACGCGACTTTGATGCCGCGTCGCACCTTCGCCGGGACAAAGCCGCCCTTCCAGTTGTACCAGTTCGTCAACGGTTTGACGGTTGGCACCAGCGCGCGTGCTTCCTGCACGATGGCGTCGCCGGCCGACTTGATTTCTTTGATGGCTTGCTTCCGCAGCTCGGGTTCGATCTGGCCAAGCACGCGGATAGAGGCAGCTGCGCCGTCCACTTCAATTGTGGTGCTAATGCCGCCTGCTGCCACTTTTGGCCTTCCTGTTTCGTTCGTTGATTACGTCAACCACAGTAGTCAGGTCGAGTACGTCAAAGTCGATGTTCGGCGGCCACCAGCCAAGGTGTACGAGGATCTCGGCTAGCTGGCGTCGCCGGGTTCCTCGCGCGTAGGGCGGTCGTCACTCCCAACAACCTCAAGCGTCACAATCCGACGTAGATAGTCGTCAAACACGGCCGGCACGGTGATCTTCTGCGCCTTGCAAGCCTCGTACGCGAGGTAGGCAAGATCTTCCATGCCGAGACCTTCGGCCATTTTGCTGGCCTTCGTTTTGTACTTTCGTTCCCACGCGACGATAGCCCACAGGTTTGTCGTAACGTCCTGTGGGCCATCGCCGGTGTCGACGCGTAGCGTGAGTTGCACGGTTGCCTCCTAGTTGTGCAGTTAGTTTGGTCAGGTTGTGGCGCGGGCGTACGAACCGCCCGTAAGGGTAATGTCAACGCTGGACAGTTCGCCGACGCCGCCGTTGAACGGTGTGAACTCGGCGAAGTACATGCCGGTGATGGTGTACACCGGGTTGTCGGCAGCCGGTGTGGCGCTGTTCTTACCGACGACCACGTCGACGCTGGTGCCGAGGATGCCTTCGAGGATGCTTTCGACTTCCGCGGCTCCGTACGAAAGGAAAAGCGTTGCGGTCACTTCGCAGACCTCAAGGCCGGCGGTGTACGTCCGTGCCGTGTCATCAAGCGCGGTGTTTTCCAGCGCCTCTTTGGTGATGGTCAGCGTGCAGTCCTGCAGCTGGTCGCTGAGGTCGTTGGCGTCGACCGACAGGTAGGTGGCGGTCAGGTTGGTGGTGGTCATGTCAGGTGCTCCTGTGGGTTCCGAGTCTGATGGTCAGATCATAGGCCGGTAACTGTTGCTCGCCGATGAGGGCGACGGTTGGCCGGCCGTCGACTGCGGCGCCGCCGAACGCGTTTTGGATCGCGTCGACGATGGTGATGATGTAATCGCTGGCGTCTTGGTTGCCGGGTGGCGGTGCCAGCACGCGTACGACGATGGTGATGTCGACCACGTCGTGTGCGAACGTCGTGAACGTCGGCAGCTCAACAAAGACTGACAGCGGGCGTGCGTTGCGCGGATCCGTGACTGTCTTGTAGCCGAGGCCGTTGATTGTGGCGACGACATGCTGGATGGCTTCGTTGAGTACACCGCTGGCCACCGTGTCAGCCGATCTGTGGGCGGCCGCAGCCCAAAAGCTGCAGCACTTGGCCGAGGGATCCGATGGGTGTGACGGTGCCCATGTCGTTGAATGATGCGTAGCCGTCGACTGAGCCGCGTGTCCTGTATTGGATCGCGGCGTACATGACGGTGCCTAGTTTGACGTCGCCGCTCGGCGCGGTGTTCAACGCGTCGAAGTAGCCGGCTGATCGGCGGCGACGGCTGCACCATGCGTTAGCGGCTGACACAGCGGTCGTGATAAACGCGGTGTCGTTCGCGGTCGCTGAGTCGATGCCTAGCCATTCGACAACGTCGTCGTTGTCGATCCATGTACACGTCGGTGTGTACGTCAGGGTGCCGCTGTCGGTGGTGCGCTCAATGTTGTCGCCGCTGTCAGCGAACACGACCTGATTGGGTCGCGGTATGTCGTAATCAAAGACTAGGTCGCCTTCGTCGGTGACGCCGACGAATTGGTAAGGCTCGAGGGCGGCGACGACGTGGTTGCCGTTGAGGTTTGTTTGTGACAGGCCGCTGACGTTGATGTCGCTGCCGACAATTAGGCCGTCGAAGTTTTCGAGAGTCTGCACGACGCCATAGTTATCCTGCCGCCACGCGTGGGTGATGGTGTAGGTAGCCATGGCGTCGTGCAGTACTCAGCGGATCAGACGAAGTTCGCCTTGACGTAACGGTTCACGTCGAGCATAAGCGTGGCGAAGTAGCCGAGCCAGCTGATGTCGCGCGAGCGGTTGGTGCTGTTGTCGACACTCAAGAAGCCCTTGGTCTGCTCAAAGATCTCAAAGCCGATGGTGTCGCCCAAGATCATTGTGCCGTTGCCGGTGTTGTCGAAGTTCGTGTCAACGACGACCTGCAGGCCGAACGCCACGAAGTTGCTGGTGCCGGGGCTGGTCGTGCCAAACGCGTTCATGGGGCCGACCTGCGGGAACAGCGGGCGACCGGAACTGTCCTCAAGCTTGCCGAGGGCTTCCCAGTTGCTGGCCGACACGAACAGGTGAGTCGGGAGGTGGCCGCCGTTGCCGGCGTTCTCCAGAATGTATGCGGCGTTGGCGTACAACCAGCCGAGCCATGCGGTGGGGTCGCCCTTGTCGGCTGCGGTGAAGTTGCCGGTCGTGGTGGCGGCAGTTGCGAACGCGTCGGCTGCGACGTTGTCGGTGGTCTGGGCGTAGACGCGGCCCATGTCCTCAAGGATCAGGTTGATGATCTCGGGTGACGAGAAGTCAATGATCTGCTCGGAGACTTGGACGTAGCCGCCGTAACTGGAGCGCGTTACCTGATTTTCTTGCACTTGGAACTCGCCCGCCTGCAGGGTGGCCAGTTCGGCCGACTGTGCTGCCATTGACGTGTGGGTGGACACCGACGGGCGGATGAACACCTTGCCGCTGTT